TACACCAAAAGACCTAAATGCTGCTTGATAATTATATAAGAACTGTGCAACTCGCTCAGGATTGCGTAAGGCAAACTTGCCATAGCGATAAAATGCGTTTAGGCTTGCAGTTGGAAATGCAGTTGCGGCACGAGCAGCATACAATGCTTTATTCTGTCTGCGAATTGTATAAAATGTTTGCTCATTTTGTTGAAGTGCTTCTCTTGAAGCAGAAGAACGAAGAACATTTATTTTATTTAAGTCTGCTGTTCCATCTGGCTTAACAAAAGTAACACCTTGCTCAACAAGTTCATTTGCCTTGCGAGCAACATTATCTAAAAAGAACTTATTTCCAGATGCCCAACGAATTGGATTTTCTGGCGCAGTCAATTTAGAGAATATCCAAGATGCTCCTTTATTAAGAGCCTTCTCAAAGTCACCAATGTTTCTATAGCCATACTCAGCAGCAACATGAGCATCAAACTCAAGTGGATGAATAGGGCTTAATCTTTCTAAATCTTTAGCAAGAATCTTTTGAAGTTGAACAGAGTTTACTTCTCCAGCCTTTGATGCCAGTCTTGCTTCTTCATTTGGTAAATATCTATTTACTAAAGCAACTTTATCACGAACTATGTTTGGAATATCACCTTTTGACACAGGACCAAATTGTTCAAAGTATCCAATGTTCTTGTCGGCCCACTGAAGTAATGTTTTTTCATCTGCTCCAGCAAGAATCTGGTCAATTAATCTATCTCCACGAAGTGAACGATTAACAAAATAAGTTAATTCTTCAAAGTATAATGGGTCATTTACATATGTTACAGTAGATGAACCTCTTCTTGTAATCATGCCTTGACGAATACCAGTTGTTATTTCTCCAAGATATGTAGCAGCCGCTGTTCTAGCGTTACCAAACTCCTGCTTCATGGCTAAACCAAATTGATTTTCATTTAATAGGCCATCAATTGGCATCCATTGTCCTTGGATGAAACGATAATTTGTTTCTTTTCCATAATAACGTTTTTTGTATGCAGCACTTTTTTCATAGACTACAGCCTGGTCATACTTAGACTCACCTAAACTCTTAAGAATATTTTCAATCTTTGCATATTCTTCGGCAACGCTTTTATTTGCCGCAAATATTTCTTTAGAGTTTGGTGCTAAAGTAGCAATTGCGCCCTTAGCCTTTGTAATACTAGCCTTTGCAGCAGCAATTTCTCCAGAATATTTACCTTTTGTAGGTAACTCATTTTCAATAAAACGAATTCTTCTTTCAAGATTTGCTATACTTGGTACTTGTCCAGACATTTTAGCAAATGGTCTAATAGCATCTCTAAGTTCTAGTTCAATATCATCAACAAGTTTACTAGCAGACTTTAGATTATTAACAACCAATGCTTGGTTATCTCTAATTGATTTAGGGGATGGTTTGATTGGGCCAACACCTAGAAATACATCAAGTTCAGCGCTTAAGTTATTAAGGATTGATACTGAAGAATCTAATTGTTTTGTTAAATCTTCAACAGTCCTATTGATAGCAGAAATTTCTTTTTTATTATATAGAGCAGAAACTTTACCCATTACCCTGTTTTTATTATTGAGTAAAAAACTTTTAGTCATGCTAGGAACGCCATCAATAACAATTGCTGAACCATGCGCCATAACAGCACTTATAGTTGGCTCAAAAAGACTGTTCTTTGGAATGTAGTTTGGACGAGCCAATACATCTATAGACCAGTATTTGTTAGTTAATTCAAAAATTGTTTTTACAGCGTTAGCAGTATTTATAGTACCAATTTCTTTTGGACTGTTTTCAAGTACCTTATTGATTTCCTGCTCGACAATATTCCAAGGAATCATTCTACGTGATTCAATTAATTGGCGTTGAGTTTGGGCGGTTGTAAGAACTTTCATTCCCTGAGAATCCATAGCATAACCAGTTCTTCCTATAGAAGACATGGTTCCAAATATGTGATTCTTAACAGCCTGTGTAAATTCTTTAATTTTTTGAACATCATAAAAATCACGTTGAGCAGCAATAATTATACCCATTTGGTCATCAAGGGCATCTAACACAGCATCTCTAGCAATATCATCTTTTGCATTAACAAAATCACTTATAACTTTATTGCGAAATTCTTGAACAGTCATTGTTTTGTTTGGTGCTATTTTAATAATGTTATCTTGACCCTTAAGGGTTTTGATATTCTTTAAAATATCCATGCTGTCAAAATGTGCATTTATTTCTTTTATTCCATCTAGCGGACGAAGACCAGAATAGGTTACATGTCCTAATGGAAGTTGTGTTCCAGCAAAATGAATAATTCTTGTAAGTGGACCATTTACAGACCCACCTAAAATTCTTTGTTGTATCTCACCAATTTTAATTGCAGTGGTTTTTCCTAAAGCAAATTTTGGTTCAACAGGGAAGTAATCTTTTCCCATCTTAAGTGATATACCATATTCAGGGTCAAGTAGAGCATCTTTAATTTGGCGATATTCTGGAACACGATTGATTGCATCATCAAATGCAGCGTTCATGCGCTGCCAACCAGCCTCATTAAATTCTGGTAATTTTCCAGTTTCAATTACATGATTTCTAATAATTGAATTAACGTCGCCACTTTCATATAAATCTGCTGGAATGGTTTTAGATAATCTATCTAATGCTGGTAAATATCCTTTATCGGCAAGAATTAAGTCTCTTACAGTTGCTGGGTCTTTTGCTCTAAGTACTGGCCCAAGTAAATTTTCATTATTAGTGAATTTGCTTAAAGTAGTTGTTACAAAATTTGCATCTGTACTATTAGCAAGTTTAACTATTAAATCTCCACTGACAGTTTGACGACCACCATTGAGTTTTTGCTCAAATGCTATTCCATCATTAATATCTGTTTCAAATTGGGTTATTGCTCTTCCCTTAGTGCTTAATCCAGCACCTCTTGCGGCAAGTTTGCCAGCCTTGGCAACAGCACCAAATGCACCACCTACAGCAACGTTTCCAACTATAAAGTCTGTAGTACCAGTAAAGTATTGACCAACAATATTATCTTTAAAGGCTGCTTGAACATCATTATCATCCCAAAGGTCAACCTGGTCAATATTGATTCCACCTGCTTTAAGAACAATATCTGAAATTGGTTTAATAAGATTTAAGTCTGATTTAGTAAGTGCCTGTCCAAGACTTACTTTTTCTGACCTATTATAAGCACGCTTTAAGTCTGTAAGTTGAAAACCTTTTTCAAATTCTCCTGGTTGGTATAATGGAGATTCTGGGTCAGTTAATAATGCCGCTGTTGAAATAGGTCTTGTTATGTATGGGGATATCACTTCATCATGAAGTGCTACTCCAGCCTTTAAAACAATATCATTACTTGCTGCTTGTTGTTTAACTGAATATTTAAGATTTTCTTTAATAGCCTGTTGTGCATTTTCTTGAAGACCTAATGCGCTAAGTTGCTTAGAGGTTCCAATTTCAACTGCTGCAGGAATTACAATATTGCCAATTGCTTGGCCAGGACTGCCGATATTACCAGTAATGGTGTTAGCCCATTGTTTTGCACCCTCAGCAAATGTTCGCCCTACAGGTTTCGCAATATTGTCAAGGAAGTCATTCCAAAGTGACATTATTGCCTCCTAAAATTGTGAGTTATAATTTGTAAAGTTTCCACCTTTAGGTGTATCTCCAGTAATTGTTTCTATAAAAGCGTCTCTATCATCTGTTGATTCCCAGGGAATCATTCCTAGCGTAATTGCTATACCAGCATTTTCATATCCAAGTGAGGTAGCAAACTTATCTATATTATCGTATAGACTTCCAGGTTGCCATTCAAGCATTTAACTTACCTACTAGGTAGTTAACAAATCCTTTAAATGAATCTGGTGCATTTTTTGACTTTGCAGCATTAGCAAATGCTGGCAAATATTTTTTAACTATTGCTTGATTCTCAAGTGGTCTGCTATCTTGAACTAGGTTCTGAGGCATTACCGAACTACCAGCACCTCTACCAAAATCAATACCTGTACTAGATGGCTCTAGTGGATTGGTTGTATCGTCCAACAATGTTCTAAGATTTTTTAGTGGCTCTACTGGGGCAAAACCACCCATTTCACCTTTTTGTGCTACTGGCATTGACATTGGAGCACTCTTCTGTTGTTCCATTAATTGTTGTCCTTGTCCGTACGGCATTCCTGAAATATAGCGAGTTGGTTGTTTTCCAGATTGTCCTGCTCCACCAACTGCAGAAACATTTGCTGGATTGTATTGTGGTCCACCATTAGGGCCACCACTACCTTTTCCACCCATAGTTCCTCCTACTTAATTCTTCTAGGTTGTTCTCTTGATATATACGGACCAGCAGTAAATGCTGTAAGTTTAGATGCTATCTCCATTGCTTCATAAGCATCTGCTCCTGCATGAATAGCACCTAGAGCGTATGGTGCTCCAGAACCTGCAGCATATACTCCGTCTGCAGATTTACTTATAGACAATTCTTGGTCAACATCAAATATTTCTCCACCAACAGCAATGATAAACTGAAAGCGAGTATCTTTGGTATCTTCATCAAAGTTATAACCATTCTCTGTCATGCACTTACGAAGAGACGGCATTGCTTTTTTAATCATAAAACGATATAGGTCTTCTTTATCCTGCTTTGTAGGAACAGGTGATTCCCAAATATGTTGTGCTATATCGCAAGGTAATGTTTCTCCAGAACCTGCAATTAAAAATGAACCATTTGCGGTAATTTTTTGAACTTCAGGATGTGTGTAAATACGTCCACCCTCATCAGTTGTTTGACTATCGGCAACTATGAAACAGCGTTCCTTGTACTCTAAACCAATAATTGTTGTCATTGTCCCCCACCTAGTTAACTTCTTGTTACTACTCTTCCGCCTGCTTTTCCACCTGCTGTTAAACTTGAAAGAATTGTTTGTACATCTGGTGGCGGTGTTGGCGCAGCCATTGGTACAGTCTGTTCAGGAGAAGGAGAGCCTCCTACTGGGGCACCAGAGGGAGCAGGGGACGTTTGCTCAACCATAGGATTAGAAGCGCCAGCAGGAGGGACCTGTTGTTGCGGTGCAAAGGTAGCCTCAATAGCATCTTCTAATGCTTGTCCCTTTTGGCGAGCCTTGATGACCGCAGCAATTTTGTTTACCATGTCAGATGGGTCTTGTCCCTGTGTTGCCATCGCTGGAATGGCCTGAGCCATTGCTGTAATGCCACCGAGTAATGCTGTACGCATATCCTCGATTTCAATCTTTTCAAGTTCTTGTGTAACGTTAACTGTAAATGGCAACTCACGCATAGCCATATCTTTAGAAATTAACTTGCCTCCAAGAGCCTGTAACATAAAGATAAGACCTTGGGCTGGGTTAAGACCAGCAAGCATTCCATAACGAACATCTGCTGAATAATCTGCTTTGATGTCCTTGCTTGGTTTGTATGTAATTTCATAAGGTGAGCCAGAATCTACACCACGAATTGTTTTCTCTTCAGGGTAGATTGTTTCATCAACTTCAAAACAAATGCTAATTACATCACGAAGTGCTGCAGCAAAAATTGCTTGGGCTGATTTAACCTGTGTATCAAATGCTCCCATAAGAGCCTGTACACCTTGACCAGTAACAATAGATGCATCAATGTTACCAGTACGTCCTTCTGGATAACGAGCACCAACTCTAAGTTCTTGATTAAGTAATGTCTGTTCTGTAAATGCACCTTGTGGTAGTGTAAGTTCTACACGACGAACACCCGCTGGGTTGGCGGTGCGGATAACCGCATCTCCACCCAACTGTAGTTCTTGTACATCTTGTGGGAGTACAATAGGTGCCTGTACTGATTTCTCCGCTGCTTCCATTGCCAATAAGGCGAAACGGTTGCGGAGTAATTGAATTCCAAGTACGTCGTCAAATTGTCCACGTAGTTCGCTATCAATAGATGGCTTACGTGCTACAACTACCATCATCTTACCAAGAGGATTCTTGGCTTGTGATAATACTAAGTTATCCTTTGAAGGGATATAAACAACTGATTGGTCTTTATCGTAATAACGAATCATCTCAATCATGCCGTTTAGGTCTTGCTTATAACCCATTCCGCCAAGAAGTATGTTATCATACTCTGGGAACTGGCTTACTAACTCGCCTAATGTTAAAGTGTATCTTTTAGCAAATGCTACGCAACGACCATAGCGGTCAAATTCTGGGTAGGCTCCAATTGGATTCTCAATACGAATACGAGGGAGTTTTGCATCTTCATCTAATTCTATAATAAACGGAACAAAGCCGTAGGTTATATACCAGTCTGCTCCTGAGTACATCTGGACCGATAGGTCAGAATGCGAAAAATAATTACTAGCGATACGAGTACGCTTATCGGCAAAATTACGAGCACGGTCATTAACCGCATTAGCCGCCGAGCAGTTGACTGCTGGGAGAGGAGCCATAACCTCTGAAAGGTCTCTGGCAACGACATCAATAAAATTTGCAACGACATTAGCATCTACACCATCTGGAAAGAAGTCAGGATAGACCTCAGAGATTTTGCCTTTACGGACAGCAAGAACATCTAGATTGCGAGCATCTCTCTCGCTATTACGATACCGCAGCGATTGAACTCGCGCTGATATCTGTTCAATTGTTAATGCCATCTATGTCCTAACTGTAAGTTTCTTGCCATTGCTCTGCAAAGGCTTCGTCTAAATTAAGTGAACCTCTAC